CTTCCTACGCGCTCGAGGTGCTACTGAGTCGTTTGACTGGACTGATCCGAATAACTATGCCGGCAAGTGGGTGTGCAGCGAATGGCAGACCAGTCAGGTGAGCTGCAACTTCAACAACATCACAGCCACCTTCCGTCAAGTATTTGAACCCTGATGGCGTATTCAGCCTGGGCTAGTTCAACCGTATACGTTGTTGGCAACATTGTCCGCGCCAGCAGCCTGCCCGGCACCGGCTTGGTGTTCAAGTGCATTGCGGCTGGTACGTCCGCCGCAACGGAGCCGACATGGCCAACGGTTATTTACACAACGCAAACGCTTGACGGCACCCAGTCCAATAAGGTCGGCTTTGTCGTAGATGGCACGGTGACGTGGGCGGCAATCATGGCCGTCTCGCAGGATCTCCAAGGCGCTGCACTATCGTCAATTATTGAGCTGTTTGAACTGCAGCTTGATGCCACCCTGCATGGTGCCACTGATGTGTATCGCTTCCACGCTGGCGCCAATGCACTGAACACGCCAGGCGATGTGATCTGGAATGGCAACGGCTACTTGCGCTATCCCGTGCAGGTCGAAGGCTTTGAGTGGAACGGCCAAGGTCAACTGCCGCGCCCGAAGCTGTCAATCAGCAACCTTGCCAACACCATCAGCGCCCTGCTGTTGATCGTCAACGAAGAGACGCCTAACAACGATCTGATCGGCGCCAAGTTGACGCGCATCCGCACGCTGGCACGTTATCTCGACAACGTGAACTTTGAAGGTGGTGTGAACCCCAGCGGTGCTGTTGATCCCACCGCTGAATTTCCGCGAGACATTTACTACATCGCCCGCAAGTCAGCCGAAAACCGCAACGTCGTTGAATTTGAGTGTGCCGCTGCATTTGACCTGCAGCACGTCAAGGCACCCCGCCGCCTGTGCATCAACAATGTGTGCCAGTGGACCTACCGTAGTGCCGTTGGCTGTGGCTATGACCCAACGCAGATTGGACCGTTCTGGACCGCTGCCGATGAACCCGCCACCGAGCTGGCAACTGATGTATGCGGCAAACGACTTAGCAGTTGTATTTTGCGATTTGGTGCGGTTGACGTTCACGGTGATGTCACTAGCGGCAGCAATCTTCTTACAAATCTGACGACAGAAGAGCTAAACCGTATCCATATTGGCGATCCGATCAAGGGACTAGGTATTCCTACTGGTACAACGGTCACGGCGAAGGCGGATACCCAGCTCACCCTGTCCGCCAATGCCACGGCAACAACCCTGATCACACGCAACGGCACGTTGACCGCCAAGGGCACTCAGATGACAGTCGCCAGCGTGACTGGTTTGGCTGCTGGCATGACCATCACCGGCACCGGAGTCCCCACTGGCACGACCATCAAAAGCATCTCCGGCACCACGCTGACGCTAAGCATCGCCAGCAACAGCAACTACCTAACATCGCCAGTCACAAAGACTGTGCAGTACAAAGTTGTCGGCGGGAAGCCTCGTCTTTATATGTCCGACACCAGCAGCATTGCAGCAGGCAATCCAGTAACAGGGAGCGGCATCCCGACTGGCACAGAAGTTGTCGGCATTAGCACCAATAAGTTTGTTGAACTTACGAGCGAAACAAGTGCAGTGCAAAATACCAACTTCACGGCAACGTTCTACACGCCGGCAACTTTTACATCGCAGAGCTATCAGTTCCGCGTTGATGATCGTTATGTAATTCGCCCTGATGGCATCTTGCCCTTTGGTTCGTTCCCCGGCGTTGGCACCATCAAGACATGAACAAAACATCTCGCGCCGCTGCACTGGAGCACGCCAAGGCTTGCCTACCGAAAGAAGCCTGCGGCCTGCTGGTGGTCATCAAAGGCCGCGAACGCTACTGGCCGTGTAAAAACCTTGCCAATGCCGAGGACTTCTTCGTGCTGGACCCTGAGGACTGGGCAGCCGCTGAGGACAAGGGCGAAATCACGGCAGTGGTTCACAGCCATGTGCTGATGCCGCCGACACCCAGCCAAGCCGATTTGGTGGCGTGCGAAAAATCCGGTCTGCCCTGGTACATCGTTAACCCGCAACTGGAGAGCTGGGGCGAGTGCAAGCCATCGGGCTACAAAGCACCACTGATCGGGCGGCAATGGGTGTGGTCGATCACGGATTGCTGGACGCTGGTGCGCGACTGGTACAAGGAGGAATGGGGTCTGGAACTAAAGGATTGGGAACGTCCGTTAAACCCCATGGATTTCGTCAAAGCTCCAATGTTTGATGACTGCTGGGCAGAGGCTGGTTTCCGCGAGTTGCGTGCTGATGAGGAACTGCAGGTGGGGGATGCTGTGCTGATGTCGATTGCTGATCGCGGCCTCAACCACGTCGGCGTCTACATCGGCAACCAAATGATCCTGCACCACCTCGGGGGACGGCTCTCAAGTCGTGACTTGTATGGGGAATGGCTTTTACAATGCACAGGAAGGAGGCTGCGCCATGCTTCGCGAGATTAGGCTCTACGGCAAGCTTGCCAAATTCGTCGGCCAACGCAGTTTCCAGGCAGCCGTCAGCAACGCCGCCGAGGCAGTCCGTTTTCTGCTGGCAAACTTTCCCGGCTTGGAACAGCACATGGCGGATCAGCACTACAAAGTGCTGGTGGGTGACTGGTCGTTGACGCTGGATGAAATCCACAACCCAGCCGGTCAGCAGGTGATCAAGATCGTGCCCGTGGTTGGTGGTGCGGGTGGGGGTGGCGGAACTGGCTCGATATTGGCAGGGATCGGGTTGATCGCTGCTGCGATTGTTTTGGGACCAGCGGCAGGCGGCTTTCTTGGTTTGGGTGCTGGCTTGGGTGGCTCTGGTGGTGTTGTTGCTGCCACAAGCGTTGTTGGTTCATCGTTTGGTTTGATCGGTGGCGCAGCAGCATCTGCGATTGGTTTTATGGGTGCGGCTTTGGTGCTTGGCGGCGTCGCGCAGATGATCGCCCCAACGCCCTCGACCGCATCTGTTAATTCTGTTGGCGGCACCAGCGGCAGCTCAGATCCCCGCGAAAGTTACAGCTTCAACGGCGTGCAAAATACGAGCCGCCAAGGTGTACCAGTTCCCATCATTTTTGGTGAGGTTATTTGCGGTTCAATTACCGTAAGTGCCGGCATTGATGTTGCACAGGTGAAGGTCTGATGACATACATTGCAGGTGCTGGTGGTAACCCCGCCGGCGGCGGCGGGGTTGGCAAGGGCGGCGGCGGTGGAGGAGGCGGTGGCGCTTCTGTAAATACGCCAACAGAAGCCAAGGACAGCCTCGACTCAACAGCCTATGCAAACATCATCGACCTTTTGTGTGAAGGTGAGATAGAAGGTTTTGCAACACCATCAAAAGCTGGTTACGCACGCGATAGCGCCAACTGGAACAAGGCGCTGCTTAAAGATGTCTTTGCTAACGACACCCCAATCCTGCGGGAGTCAGCCGATGTTACCGACATTAAGGACACGGACTATAACTTCACCGATTTCCAAATCAGCAACCGCTACGGCACCAACGACCAAGACCCTGTAACAGGTTTTGATCGCGTTGAAACCGAGGTGTCCATTGGCGTAGAAGTTCAAAAAGATACACCAATCACGCGCACAATTACCGACACGGATACCGATACAGTCCGCGTCACAATTTCGCTGCCTGCGCTTCAACAATTTACGGATCAAGGCGACATCATTGGCACGTCTGTACAACTTCAAATTCAAATAGCCGAGAACGGCGGTGCATTTGCCACAGTTATTGAGGACAAAATTTCAGGGCGGACGGGTGATCTATTCCAGCGCGATTATGAAATCAGCCTAGTAGGTCGCGTTTTTCCGATTGATGTTCGCGTGGTGCGCGTTACTAAAGACAGCACTAGCAGTAAACTGGCCAACCTTTTCAACTGGGCAAGTTATACGCAAATTGTTTCGCGGAAGATGCGCTACCCAAATAGCGCTTACACCGCCATCCGCATTTCCGCCGAACAGTTCAGCAACATCCCTAGCCGTTCGTATCGGATTCGCGGCCTCAAGATTCAGCTCCCCAGCAACGCCACGGTTGACATTGCCACAGGGCGCGTCACCTATGCCGGTGTCTGGAATGGAACTTTCGGCGCTGCTCAGTGGTGTGCCGATCCCGCCTGGTGCCTGTACGCCCTGCTCACCAACACTCGCTGGGGATTTGGCCAGCACATTGACGCCGCACAAATCGATAAGTGGAGTTTCTATCAGGCTTCCATCTACGCCAACGAATTAGTCGATAACGGCTTTGGCGGCCAGGAACCACGCTTCCAATGCAACGTCAACATTCAGACGCTGGATCAGGCATACAACCTCATCAATGAGTTGTGCTCGGTGTTCCGATCTATGCCGTTCTGGAACACTGGTACGCTGACGATCGCGCAGGACAGTCCGCAAGATGCGACATACCAGTTCAACCAAAGCAACGTTATCAATGGCGAGTTCGGTTACAGCACCTCAGACGTAAGCACCCGCTTCAACAGCGTCACTGTGTCCTACTTCGACATGGGCACCCGCGACACAGCGTTTGAAATTGTTGAAGATGTAGACCTGATTGCCAAGTACGGCTTTAACAGCACGGAGATCACGGCATTTGCCTGCACCTCTCGTGGTCAAGCGCGTCGCCTAGCCAAGTGGCTGATCTACAGCAACCAATACGAAGCCGAGACGATCACATTTGCTACCTCGATTGACGCTGGCACGATCTGCCGCCCAGGGCAAATCATCGAAGTGGCCGATCCGATGCGAGCTGGCAGCCGTCGTGGCGGGCGCATCAGCAGCGCAACAACCACCACCGTCACGGTGGATAACGCCAGCGCCAGCAGCATCCCTACCACCAGCACGCCAACGTTGGCAGTGATCCTGCCCGATGGTCGGATGGAGTCGCGCCCCATCACCGCAGTCTCCAACAACACCATCACTGTGGACCCCGCGTTCAGCGAGGCACCTGCAGCCAACAGCATCTGGATTGCCCAGAACACCGCAATTCAAACCAGCACCTGGCGCGTGCTTGCTGTCACTGATGGTGGTGATGGCACGTTTGGCGTCACGGCACTGGCCTACAACAGCAGTAAATATGCCTATGTCGAAGACGGCGAAGAACTGCAAGTCCGTGACATCACCGACCTAAACATCAAATATCCAGGTCCAGCAAACCTCACCCATACGCTGCAGCTTTACAACCTAAACGGTCAGGCTCGCGTCAAGATCGTTCTGAACTGGGAAAGCGTCACCGGATCCAGCGGATACAAAGTCCGTTACCGCGCTGATGACGACAACTGGAGCGAGCAGATCGTTGCTAAGGGCACCAGCTACGAAATCCTCGACGCCCGTGTGGCGATCTACGAAATTGAGGTCTGGACCCTCAACGCCGCACTGTTGCAAACCGGCGTCAGCAAGCTCACGCTGTCCTCCTCTGGCAAATCAACACCACCTGCTGATGTCACCGGCCTGACGATCCTGCCCGCCGACGATGGCACCGCCCTCCTGCGCTGGAACCTGAGCACTGACCTCGACGTGGTGCTGGGCGGCAACGTGCTGATCCGTCACTCCAGTGTGCTGTCTGGTGCGGTGTGGGAGGAGTCCCAAAGCATCGTGGACGCCGTGTCCGGCAACTCCACCGAACGCCACGTGGCACTGCTGGAGGGCACCTACCTGCTGAAATTTGCAGACGTTGACAACAACCGCTCGGTGAACGCCGCGACTGTTGTGGTCGATTTGCCGGCGGTGTTTCCACGGCTGTCCGTCACCACCTATTCGGAGGACACCACCACGCCACCGTTCCAGGGCAACGCCACCAACATGTTTTATTCCAGCGAGCTGGATGGCCTGATCCTTGACGCTGGTGACGCCGTGGACGATATGGCGGTTGACGGTGACTGGGACGCGCTGCCGTCGATTGATGGTGTCGGCGGTGTGGTGGCCGAGGGCGAATACGAGTTTGGCAGCACCTTCGACATGGGTGCCCGCTACGACGTGAACCTGCAACGCCGCTTTGTCACCCGCCCCTACCTGCCTTCTGCGCTCTGGGACGACAAGTTTGAGGACATCGACCTGTGGGCATCCATTGATGAGGACAACCTCGACAAGGTGGACGCCAAGCTCTACGTTCGCAGCACTGACGACAACCCCAGCGGAACCCCGACTTGGGGCAACTGGAACGAGCTGGTCAACGGCGTCCAGCGTGGTCGCGGCTTCCAGTTCAAGACCTTGGCCACCTCAACCGATACCAGCGTCAACATCGTGATCGACGAGCTGGGCGCCGTGATGGAACTGCAACAGCACACGGAGCAATCCGCCAGCCTCAGCAGCGGCGCTGGCACCTACACCGCCACGTTCGCCAATGCCTTTTACCAAGCGCCAGCGGTGGCGATTAGTCCGTCCAACTTGGCGACAGGTGACTTTTTGGAACTTGCCAGTATCACTAGAACGGGTTTCCAAGTAACATTTAAGAACAGTGCCGGCACTGCCGTGTCCCGCTCCTTCACCTATGTGGCCGTTGGTTACGGCAGGGAGGTCTAAGCCTTGGCGCAGCACGATTACGTCATTGCCAACCAGTCGGGCGCGAGTTTCCGCTCAGACCTGAACAACGCGCTGAGTGCGGTTGCAACCAACAACAGCGGCACCAGCGAACCCAGCACCACCTACGCCTATCAGTGGTGGGCAGACACCAACACCGGCCTACTGAAGGTCCGCAATGCTGCCAACTCCGCGTGGGTGACAGTTGGCACGCTGGCAACAGCAAACCTCGGCCTTGCCCCAACCGCATCGCCCAGCTTCACCGGCACCGCCACGTTTGCGGGTGATGTGCTGCTGAGCGGCACCGGCCAACTGGACTTGCCTGCTGGTACGACTGCACAGCGTTCAGGGTCGCCCAACTCGGGCATGATCCGCTTCAACACCACGCTGAGCACCTTTGAGGGATACAACGGCACCGCATGGGGTTCGATTGGTGGTGGCGCCACGGGCGGTGGATCTGATGATGTGTTTTACGAGAATGGCCAGACGGTGGGCACTAGCTACACTTTGACTACCAACAAGAACGCCGTGTCTGCTGGTCCGATCACGATCAACTCCGGGGTGACCGTTACGGTGCCCTCTGGTGCTTCCTGGGTGGTGGTGTAAGTCATGCCAATCGCAATCAACGGCTCTGGAACAATCACTGGCATCAGCGTCGGCGGCATCCCTGATGGCACGGTTGACACTGATGTGCTGGCTGCCAACGCTGTCACCTACGCCAAGATCGGCACCACTGAGCAGGGGCAACTCTGCAAAGCGTGGGTGAACTTCAACGGTGGTGCTAACACTAACTTGACTGGCACCTATTCACAGTCAGGCACTACGGTCACCGTTACCGCAACGGCACATGGTTTGATCGCCGGTAATACTGTCTTTGCGGACATCACCAGCGGCACTGGAGTAGACGGCACTTATACAGTTGCAACTGTCACAGATGCCAACACATTTACCTATACGGCTGGAACAAGTTTGACCACCAGTGGCAACATCACACTAGTACGCAACACAATCCGCGCCAGCTACAACGTAAGCAGCATTACGGATAGAGGCGTAGGAGCTTATTCGGTGAACTTTACGACGGCTATGCCAGATGCGAATTATGCCGTTGTTGGCATTGCCGATCAAACAGCCAATGTAAACACCACCGTAGGCGATCACAACGTTGCTTTGGCAGGAGGCGGCGGCAACTCTACAACGGCTGCTCCTATCTACATCATTGGTCCTCTGGGCAACAATTTAGCAGCAGCTTTTTATGATCCTCAAACAGCCTCCGTCGCCATCTTCCGCTAACCCCATGAACAGAATCATCTACCAAAACGAGACTGGCGGAGTCTCCATCATCATTCCAACCGAGTCCGTAGAACTGGCTCTCAAGGACGTTCCCGAAGGCGTGCCCTACGAGATCGTGGACGAAGCCGACATCCCCAGCGACCGCTACTTCCGCAATGCGTGGGTGATGGGCGACTGCTGCGTGGAGCACGACCTCGACAAGTGCAAAGAGATCGGCCACGACCATCGCCGTCAACAACGTGCAGAGGAGTTCGCCCCCTACGACGAGGTGATCGCCAAGCAAATCCCTGGTGCTGACGCCGTTGCAGCAGAGGAAGCCCGCCAGCAGATCCGCGATAAGTACGCCCTGATCCAAGACGTGATTGAAGGCGCATCTACCCCCGACGAAATCAAGACCGCCTTGGAGGCAAACCAATGACACTCAGACTCGCAGGCTCGACATCTGGCTACACAGAAATTGACTGCCCCTCTGTAGGCGGGAACAACACGCTGGTGCTTCCGACTGGTAATGGGTCCGCAGATCAGGCGCTGGTCACCAACGGCAGCGGCACCCTGAGCTTCGCTGATCGCGGGCGGATGGTACTTGAAACCGCTCAGGCAACGACCAGCGGCACCAGCAAAGACTTCACTGGGATTCCGAGTTGGGTGAAGCGTATAACTGTCATAATCAACGGTGTTTCCACTAGCGGATCATCTACAACGCAGGTGCAAATAGGCTCAGGATCATTTACGACAAGCGGCTATGCAGGCAGCTACACACAAGTGGCCGCATCAAATAGTCAGGCCAATTTTACAAGCGGTTTTGCTCTTTCTTTGTGCGATTCAGCCACCGTCGCGGTAGGGACAGCGGTGTTGAATCTTATTTCTGGCAACACTTGGATTTATGCTTCCAACATTGGAAGAACCAATCAAGTGCAAAGCACTATTGCCGCTGGGTTGCTGGCGCTCTCCGGCACCCTAGATCGCGTCCGCATCACCACCGTCAACGGCACCGACACCTTTGACGCCGGGTCGATCAACATTCTTTACGAGGGCTGATCATGAGCACAGTTAACACGACCAACCTCAAGAACCCCAGCTCCGGCAGCAATAATATCGTTCTGGCGACTGACGGTAGCGCCACGATTGCCACGCTCAGCAGCACCACGATCACCGGCACCACAATTCAAGGCACGATCAAGTCGGGCACTGCAGTTGCTTCGACCAGTGGCACCTCGATTGACTTCACCAGCATCCCAAGTTGGGTGAAGCGGATTACGGTGATGCTGAGTGCTGTGAGTACAAGCGGAACAGGTTTAATACGTTTTCAACTTGGAACATCAAGCGGTGTTGTAACCACGGGATATAACGGTGTTGCAAGTCAGTTAGGCGGCGGTACTGCCAGTGCTACCTCTACCAGTGGATTTGATTCCACTAATGACGGTGGAGCATCGTACAATCGAAGAGGTCAAATTATTTTTTCAACACTTGGGTCTAACATTTGGGTAATGAATGGTTGTTACAACTTGGGAACAGGTGCCTTCCAATATTTATTTAGTGGCGATGTAACCCTTGGCGCAACTTTGGACCGAGTTCGTATAACTACAACCAACGGCACCGACACCTTCGATGCTGGCACCATCAACATCCTTTACGAGGGCTAAACCATGCATCGCATTGTTGTTGACGTACAAACCGGCGAGCAGGAAATCGTCGAACTGACCGCCGAAGAAATCGCGGAGATCGAATCCCGCCCGCAACCTGAGCCACCTGCCGAGCTGACGCCTGCTGAAAAGCTGGCCGCTAGTGGGCTGACGGTGGAGGAGCTGAAGGAGTTGCTCGGGATCTGATGGCCGTCCGCAGCAAGACCGGCACCGCTCGCATCGAGCATCAGCCAGGTCCACCAAAGACCACACGCCAGGGGTTCGGCCAGCAGTCCCGCCCACGGCGCCGCGGCCGCAAGCCGCTGAGGGGGCAAGGCCGCTGATGGATCGCGATACGCTCGAAAACTGGCGCAAGATTCGCGACCACCTCGAGCGTGTCGGGAAGACGGACAATCATTACTATCGCCGTGCGGTGGTCATCCTGCAGGGGAGGCCGGACCCGTTCGATCGCTACGATGGATGGGATGGAAGTCGCCACAGCGATGGCTGAAGAACCACAGAGCGTAGGTGGCGTCTTCTCCGCCTCGCTGCCCACCGTTTTAGCTACTGGCATGATCGCCATCGGTGGTCTGCTGATCTCGATGCAGATCCAGTCCGCACGGATCGAGGCCACTGTGGTGCAGATGGCCAAATCGATTGAAGAGCTGAAGATTGACGCACGCAACGAACTGTCCGACCTGGACAAACGCGTGCGCGCACTGGAGCTTCAGCAGTAACTTAGAGATTCAGGCACTCCTGCTATGTCCCCTGAAACCATTGCGATCATCGCGATCATCGTGGCCGCTGGCTCCGAGATCATCGCCGTCTCCCCGCTGAAATCCAATAGCTGGATCCAGCTTCTCCTTCAAGCGCTGCGTGTTGTATTCCCTAAGCGCCGCTGATCATGGCCAACACGGCGCCGATCACACTGCAGGCTCTGTTCCGGTACTACAAGGGACTCCCCCATCAGGCCGCGGCGATCAGCTTGCTCGAGCAAGACCTTGCGGCCAATGGCTACCAGCAGGCGATGCGGCGTGATCGGCCGTGGTTCGAGGCTTGGTCGCAAGATGGCAAGCAGGTCGATCTATCGGTTGGCATCAACCTGATCAAGCAGTTCGAGGGTGTGCATCTCTCCGCCTACCCGGATCCGCTCAGCGGTGGCGATCCATGGACGATCGGCTACGGCACCACCCGCTATAGCGGTGGTGTGCCGGTGAAGCGTGGCGACAAGATCACCATGATCGAGGCCGACATGATGCTCCGCCTTGAGGTGGATCGTATTGCCGACAAGCTGGCCAGCACCATCCCGCACTGGAAGGTGATGGATGACAACCAGCGATCGGCGCTGGTGAGCTTTGCCTACAACCTCGGTGCTGGCTTCTACGGCACGCCCGGCTTTGAGACGATCAGCAAGGTGCTGCGCGAGCAGGCATGGGACAAGGCGCCCGCCGCCATGGAGCTGTACCGCAACCCTGGCACCAACGTCGAGGCAGGCCTGCTTCGCCGCCGCAAAGCAGAAGGCGAGCTGTGGGGTGACCATCGGCCGAAGGTGCAGCAGGAACCTGCCAGGTTGACGCCCGACTCATCGTTCAGCGCACGGATCACACCGCACATTCGGCTGGGTGAGTTTGCGCTCGATCAGGAGGCGCGGCGATTCCGGCATCAATATCAGGTGAACACTGCAGCAGAGCTGGCGGCGTTCCTCGAGCGGGTGCGGCAACGGTTTGGCGGCAAGAGCATCATCCTCACCAGCGGCTATAGGCCGGCAGCGATCAATGCGTCGGTGGGCGGTGCCACCAACAGCGAGCACCTCTACTCAGCACCTGGCGTTGGTG